GTACTCTTCTTGCTGTTGTCTCGTCTTCTGCCAATGCATTGCTAATAATGCAACTACACCAGCAAGAGCTGTAAACCCAATAGTTATAGGGTTTAGTGTTAGTGCTGTTAAGGACACACCTAATGCCGATGTTGCCATCGTAAGCATTTTAACAGCGGCAGTTACTCCTGTAATAATGGCAACTAATCCTACAAGAGTAGCCCCCACAGTAGTTAGAATTGCTACAAGAGCCTTGTTCTGCTTCACAAATTCAGTTAATCCCTGTATTATTGGGATTATTATTTGCAATATTGTCTGTAATACAGGAGCTAATGCCTCACCAAAAGCTTTTGATAAATCAGTTGTAGCTTTACCAAATGCCGCCTGAGAACCTGCTAGTTCAGCAGATAGTTTGGCAGCATCTCCAACTTGATGTCTTGTTTCCTGCATAATGCCATTGTATTCAGCTTGTATCTTTTCTGCTGTTGATAATTGAGCTACTGTTTTTCCTATCTGTTTAGCATAATCCTCCCACATCTTACTGACATTTTTAGTAACTCCTGCATTATCTACAAGAACTGAATTTTCATTTTTCAATCCTTCAGTAGCACTGGCTACAGCATCTCCAAGAGATAGTGAACCTTGTCTACCAAATGCTGCCGCATCTTTAAGTCTGTTTAAAACATCTACCGCCTGTTCCATATTATATCCACGACTTAATAGGTTTTTTAATGCAGTGGCGGCATTAGCGGCTGGAATAAGACCATCTTGAGTATATTCTTCTATAAACTTTTGAGCTTTTAGAAAATCATTCCCAGTACTTTGAACAATACTTTTGAGTCCTACTACAGCATTATTGTACTGGTTAAAGGCGTCTATACCTTTTTTAATAGCAACAGTGATTCCTGCAAATGCCGCTGTAGCGTACATAGCTAATATCCTATATGATGCGGCATTATCCTTAATAGCTTTTTCGCCTTCTTTAAGTTTTTTATTGTTCTCGTCTTGTGCTTTTGTATTAGCTTTTATAGCCTTAGTCGAATTATTAACAGTGTCAATCAGGTTGCTTTGTTTCTTAATTATGTTATCAATAAATTCCTCAATAAACGATGTAGGAAGTCCTTCTTTTACTAGTATATCTCTGAAATCATCTATTTCTTTTTTAAATGCTGAACTTGTTTGAGCAAATCTATCTTTAAACGTCACTAATGAATTATTGATTTGATTGTAACTTCTTCCAACATTAACTGTAGCCTGACTTGTCTTATTCATCGCCTGTTGCAGTGTATCAGCGTTACGCTTAACTTCTTGTAGTTCTGTTTTCATATTTCTCAATCCTGTAAGTGCCGCACTGCTATTTAAACGAATTGAAATTAAGAGTTCTCCTAAATTCACAACAACGTCACACTCCTTTCCATAATGATATTATATAATCTTCACCGCCCCTAATCAAATGGTAGGAGTGGTATTATTGCTGATTCCTTATTAAGCTTACCATATGTCGTCAATATATGCCTCTTCAACTGTCTCTTTCTTTTTGGTATCATGTAGTCTACTATAAGCTTCAAATATAAGAGGTATTTCATCCCAGTAATAATCTTCAAGCAATTCTTTTTTTGAGATTCCTATTGCTAATCCTGCCACAATTAGATCCTGTAACCAGAATTCATTTTCCTCTACTTTTTCTTTAGCCACCCTTTTATTATTTTCTTTATCTCCCCGAAAAAATTTTCAAAATCATTAACCTCCCAAACTGCCCTAAGAATATCTATTGTTTGTACTGGTGTTAGTTTTTCCATAAAATCCTCATAAGGTATTCCAGTCAAAAGAGAAACAAACTCAAAAGCCTTTTCAGGAACAACAGTTAAAGCTTTACTGAATAACTCAACTAACATATCTTCATCAATAGTTGTGAACTTATCTAATACTTCCTCCATGGATAGATTAGGGAATAAGTCTTTTGATAAAGTCTGTGGAAGTGTAGATATTACCGATAGAGCTTTGATGTACCTACCATTGGGGTATTTCTCAATTTTGTAACCATGAACGATTTTTTCTTGTGGTATTGATTTGTTAAATAATCCTAGCATATTTAATCCCTCCAAAATAAAATAATCCCAAGAAAAAAAGGTATGTAAAGAGGGATTTTAACCCCTCTTATATTATGGTGCTACTTCCGGTAAGGTTTCTATTGTATCTAACCAAGATGTGTCTGAACCTACTTTTTCATCTCTTAATACTTCGTCAAACAACCTAGCAGATATAACACCTGTGATTGTTATAGTCTGAAGCTCAGTTGAATCAGATTTTGTCCTAGCATTGAAGCTAAGAGCGTTTGCTTTTGCACTGTATACCTTCACCATCTTATAGTTACCATCACTCATCAAACACTGGAATGCCATAGCATTTTCAGGTTGTGCATTCGATGTTTTAAATCTGTATATACCTGTTTGGCTGTCGAATGTTCCACCCTCGAAAAGTGCTTGTACTTCTGGAGAAGCTTCTACTATTTCTAGCGTGAAGTTATAACCTGTAATATCGACACCTTTCTCATAAATTGCATCGTCAGCATACTGTGTATATTCACTTGTGATTGGTTCTAATGATAGAGATACTGCACCTGGAACTAATACCTTTTCGCCTACTTCATAAGCTGTTGCATCATTTTTTACTACTGGAAATAATCTAAGTCCTTTAAATCCTTTAATACTAGCCATAATTTAATCATCCCCTCTTTCTTTTATTCGCAGATTGTCTGCGTAAATTTCATATTTTTATGGTAAATCTTTGTGTCTTGCTCATACATGTCTCTGCTTGCTGTTCTCTTGAAGCCTATATCCTGCATAGCTGTGTTGACTGATATCGCTAAAGACGATATATCACTTGCATCTTTACTCCATATGTCTACGATAAACTCTATTTCGCTTGCATACTCTCCATCGTCTACTCTAGTTGTCTCTTTATTAGTAATCTCATAGTAGCTAATACAAGGGAAGTTCTCAAAGCTTTCAGGATGATAAAATGATACATTAGCACAAATACCGCTTAAAGCAGTATAAACACTAGCCTTTAAATTAATCATTTCAACACCTTCCTTATTGCATCTGCAACTTTGTTTACTACTTTATCTACATTGTCTTTTAATGCCGGGTAGAGGTATGGTTTTGGATTCATCCTACTAGTTCCTAATTCCAGATAAGTTCCATAATCAACCTCAGTACCTACTTTAGCTACTGCCTCTTCGCCTTCAGATTCAACCCTTGACTTAATGCTGTTATAAAGATTACCTGTTCTGTAGCTACCATTGTCTAATAGATTCTGTTTAGCTTCATTCTTTACAAGGTTTCCTGCATCCTCTGCTCCATTTTTAACCCCTTGTTTAATTAGTTCTTCAAGTCTATCAAGGTTCTGAAATACATTATTACTCATATTAATTCCCCCAATATTTCAAGATGTCTTCCCCAATCAGCAACGTGTACTATGTTGTATTTATTAGTTCCATTTTGGATTACATTATTGAGAACTAAAGCGGAATGAGGATTGCAGAATAATTTTATGACTACATTCTTTTCTAGACCATACTCTTTCCTTGCTAAATCACTGTTATAGGGCTGTATAGAGATAGGCCTGATAGTAGCTATGTCATCATAAGCTACAGTTTTATTACCCTCAGCGTCTTTTGTGATGGTCTTAGATTGAATAGTAACATCTCTATCTGCTATCATGTCTACCACCTCAACTTCCGATAGGTGTTAAGAGTTTTATATACACTGTCAGGATAATTATCCCTATAAGTGTATGATATTCCTCCTACTTTCTCAGATGCTATAGAAGTATCTTTTGCTACTAAATGAAATGAAACTATTTGAGCAATCACCAACTTTACCGCTGGAGGAAACTCATCATCAGAAAAGTTGTTTGTGTATTGCTTTACATAATCTTCTGCTATTGGGACGAGAGTACTAATTAATGTGTCCTGAGATGTGTCTGTAATCTGTAATAAGGTTTTAACTTCTTCTAAGGTCATTATTACCCTCTCCCTTCTTACATAGTTCTATTAGCTCTTTTTTAGATGTGGACCGGAAATACTTCATACCTCTTTCAGTTGCTAGTGCTTTCAACTCCTGAAAGGTCATTGAATCATAGTCTACATTTTTTTCTTTGCACTCTTTTTGGTGTAATCGCCATATCTTATCTGAGGTTATTTCTATACCACAAAACTTACATTTCAAAATATCACCCCCATATAAGAAAAGAGGGCTAAAAAGCCCTCATATTATCCTAACAACCTGCAAGCAAGCTCAGGAGTTAACGTTTTAACACCATACAAGATATCAAAAGAAATTGTATTTATCTTCGATCCCATCGTGTAACCCATTGTAACTCTTACAGGCAATCCGTTGTAATTAGCTACATATCCTGTAGCACCGCCCATAGGAAGCTCCATAGGTCTAGTTACCAGACAGAAAGCATTTTTGTGGAATCCTAAGTTAGCTACATGAGAGCCAGTAACTGTTACTTTCTTTCCGGTACAAGCTTCTGCTAATGCAGGATAGATTGATACAGTCATTTTACCTGTTCCAGAATCCAGAACACCGTCTGCTGTACATACATACTGTCCATCAGTATCTTCGATAGTGATTATATCACCTTTCTTCAAAGTACCAGTAACAGTTCCACTTACACCATCGTCTTCAATAGTGATTGAAGTAGCACCTTTAGAAGCAGTTACAACAAGATTACCTACCGTTTTATCCAGAGTACCCTTTGTATGAGTTTTAATGTTCTGAGACATAAATGTGTCAAATCCTAAGATTCTACCCATATTTGCTTCTCTCAAAGCTTGAGTTGAACCAGATTTTTCAGCGTTTGCAATAGCATCTAATACAACTAGAGCCGCCTGAGCTTCTGGGTCTAATACAAGACTTCTGCCCGAAAGAGGTGCTTTATTTTCATTTAATATTTTACCTACGCCTGCTATGTCAGAAAGTTCATCAGGAGTAGTCCCAGCACTACCAAAAGTGTAAGGAACATCCTTGTACAATTCCATTAAGTCAGAATCAATCTTCTGTGCTAATGCTTCCATTGCAGGCTGTACAACCTGTTCACCGAAGTCTCTGATATTAAGTGATAACTGCTTTGAAGTAACTTCAACAGATACATCAGCTATTTTGTCCAATTTTACAAGTACGTTGTCCTCTTCGATGTTCTGTACGTCAATACTAGAAGTAAATTCTTTTGCTACAAAAGTAGCAGGTTTTCTCACTTGTACAGTGTCACCTTTGTCTGCGAATTCATTACTGAAGTCTCTGTGTACTAATCCTGCCATTACCAAGTTGTTGTTTAATCTCATTACACTCTCTTTAGCGATTTCGTTAGCTGTTAAAAAAGTATTTGTTGCCATAATTAATCATCCCCTCTTTTAATTATTTATTTTGTTCTTGCCACCACTTTGCGTACTCATCCATACTCATTTCTGAGATAGGTTTTTGATTTGGATTAGCTCCCGGATTAGACTTTTCATCTTTTCCAGTAATCCTTGTTTCACCAAACAGATCTTTAAATGCCTCTTTAAGTCCTGCAATCTGTTCGTCTAATCCAATAACCTTTTCACCATCAAGCACTAGTTTTGACTTATCAATCTTCCCAACTAATAAATCAACATATTTAGCTTGATTAGCTGTTAATGCCTTTTCAATAGCTGTGTTTAATGTGATGTCCTTTAATTTTGCTTCATATTCAGCTTTAGTTTTTGCGTTTGCTTCTGTTAGGGCGGCTATTTGTTTAGTCAGTTCTTCATTGCCTTTGGCTTTTTCGGCTAAATCCTTGAGCTGTTCATCTCTTGTTGCAATTTCTTTCTCAAGAGATTTCACTTTCTCATTTAGTTCGTTGAATTTAGTACGAGGAATATAATTACCGTCGTTAATAATAAGCTCAACATCCTTATTATCTTTTCCCTTTCCCTTCAAAGCCGCTGTAACCTGTCCAAATAGTTCTTCCCCTAACAATTCTTTTAATCCCATAATTAATCCCTCCAATAATTTACTAGCGTTTTTAGGGTGGTTCGCTCCACCTTGTAATTATTTTGGGTCTTGTTCTTTTAGCTCTGCAATACCAAAAAGAGCAAATTGAAAAGTAGCTTACATTTGCAAGCTACTCTTATTCACTGTCATTTTGTCTTAATGTTTTTCGATAATCACTTTGCAACTTCAACCAGTTATCTGAATTAGATAGTTTCATTCTCCTAAAAGCAGAAAAAGTTTTAGGGCAATCATCAGGTAATAACATTCTGTATCTCTCAAATTGCTTCCTATCAGCGTTTATCTTAGCTTTTTCCTTCTGTATCTCGTTATACTTTTGTAATTCTTTTTCCTGGGCCGGCGTTAGTTCAAAAGGTCTATTAGATAGCTCTTTGGTTTTATCCTGTTCCTTATCATTCTCAGGAATATAGATACTAAGAGTATGCTTACAGTTAGGATGTAAAAGCATATGAGTACCACTATAAGCTACATCTAATGGAGGATATTCTTTTGATTTACCTGAGATACTATATACCCTACCAGCGTACTGTAAGCAAGTCTTACAAGGATTAGGATGGGTAGAAACTTTAACTAGATCATAACCTTCAGATTGAGCTACATTTAATATAGCTCTATTTTGAATTTCTCTTGCAGTAGTGTTAATTACCATCTTGCTGTAATAGTCTATAGGAAGTCTTCTCTTACCTGTGTTTACAGTTAAAATCCCTTTATCTACCAACTGTTGTTTCAGTTTAGCTTGTGCTTCCTTGATAGCTTCTTTACCAATATACTTACCTTTTATCAGCATTTCTTTATTGACTTGTTGAACTATTGAGTTTAATGAATTGCCAAGATCATCACATGCTGAAGTAAGATACCTATTAGTACTCGCTATAAGCTGTTTTGTAGCTTCGCTATTTATTTGTCTTAGTACATTGCTAACATAATTAATTTTAAACTTACTGAGAGTAGCACTAATTGCAATGTCAAACTCTAAAGGGATAGTTTCTTCTATTATATTAGTAGTTTCTTTTTTAATATCTGCTAACTGTTTATTTATGTTTTTAGTGAGCCGGGCGGTATATTGCTTTGTAGTTTTAGCATTAGTGTTGTCTAATAGAGCTAATAATGTTGCTTTTAGTGTAACGTATTTTTGTATGAGTTCTTTCCACATTTGATATCAGCCCCTTATATGACAGGTATCTGATCAAGCTTCTCTTCCTTTAATGCTTCAAGCTCTAACTCTGGATCTTCAATCCATGGATGTTTTTCAACAATAGTCTTCTGAGACACAATACCTTGACTCTTTACACAGTTATCTATAATTTCTGATTCATTGACCATCGTATTACGTTTGAACGTTATTTTGATATCTTTGTAATCGTATTTTCCAAGGTATTTACAGACAAACCAAAAGAATTCTCTTAATGACGTTTTTAGCTTTCTTTCAAGTACATCACATTTTAAATCTAATGCCGCAAATAAGAATCTTAGTGCTATGCCGGAAGGGCTATTGCCAAATCTATCAGTTGAGAAATCTACACCTTGCCCGAACATGAATATAAGCTCTTTTAGGTTATTTAAATGTTCCTTTCGAGCTTCAAATGGGATCTCTTGTTTAATTGTCTTGATGTCTCCACCTTCGCCGACTTTAACTGCTTTTCTTACCTTTAAATCTTTAATGAATTCAGCTAAGTCTTGTCCATCGTACCCCATTACTGCTGTTACAACCTCTTGTATATCAGCTAAGCTATTGCTAAAATCACTCATATTCAAGTCGAAATCATCTTGCAATGACTTAATCGTGTCTAAGTCTGAGCTACACTCTTCATTATTTTTGAATTGAATCCATGGTACCCTCCCCCAACTATGTGCTTTGAGTTCACTTGCATTAGCTGTGTTGTAGGAATACCAATGATAGCAGGGATTTGGTGATTCAGTATCATCTAAAACATAGTCGCCATCTTTGTCTTCTATATAATAAGTACACTTCTCTGAATCCCAATATTCAACCTTGTATCTGCTGACCTCTCTCCCACGCTCGTCTACTATTTGAATTGGATAGTATCTGATTAATGCTAATAGTTTAGTTTCGTAAGCAGTATCAAATATAGGAATTATCTGTCTTGAATCCACTATCTGATAGTCAAATTCACCCTCACTATTAATATAAGGATGCATCCAATACTGTCCTTGAATACTAACATTCTTCACCAATTCACATATTACATCATCCCATTTTTCCCCTAGCACATTATAAATATCATCTATTATTTTCTCATTTTTAGAATATGAGGTTAAGTTGATTGGATTACCTACTAAGTACCCCATCTTCTGATCTACTAATAGCTTGAAAAAGTTGTTTACAAGCCGGTGGTTGCTTTTAGTAGTGTCCTCGACAGGATTACCGTCTACATAATATACTTGTCTACGTTGTAGTATTTCAGGTTTATTATGATAGTAATTACGACAAGTTGTCATATATTGTTTCGTAGTACTTGTACTGTCTTTACTGATAAGGTCTTTAATTATAATATTGTTTGATATACCTTTTCCTAGCATTTTATTCCTCCTTTCTTATTTAGCCCAGCCCCAGCCTTTGTCTTCCATCTTCTCGACTAACATAGTGGTACAATCAGCTCC